CTATTCAAATGCCAGTTTCCCCGGTTTCACACGCTCCGGCCGTCGGCGATACACGCGCTGCGTAAGCTGGCTATCGGCATGCGCGAGCAGTGCGCGGGCGTGTTCCAGCGACTCGGCATCACTCGCGCACTTCGCGCGCAGGTCGTGTTCGGTGAACCTTTCCTTGACGTTGGTCTCGGCCAGGATTCGCTCCATGAATCGTTGCCACATAGAGTCCCATCCGCTCGCGGTCCCCTTGTCTTCATTGAAATATCCTTCGCCCTTGCGCGTGCAGAACAGCCAAGGCGATATGTCGACGGGCCGGACTGCCCTCGCAGTCGCGACCGCACTGGTTAGCTCTGGCGACCACTCGATGATGACGCGCTTGCCGGTGCTGCCTTGGGTCTTGCTCGGGGTGACGTGAATCCCATCCTCCTGCAGCGCGGCGCTGGTCAGGCGCAGCAGATCGCCGCGGCGCAGGCCGGTCAGCAGTTTGATCCTGATGTATGCCTGCAGCACGAGCACGCTTCCTTTCTTCCGCTTGCTGGCCAAGGCCAGGCATTCGATCAGCTCCCAGTCGTCGACGTAGCGCTCGCGCGGCTTCTCGCCCTCGAGGCGCACCTCGCCCTTGAACGGGTGACGGTCCATGTAACCCCACATCACAGCCATCGTGAACGCGTGCGAGAGGACGTCGATCGCGCGATTCGCAGCGACCGGCGTGGCCTTGCGCTTGTCCGCGTACTGGTAGACGTGCTGCGGCCGCAGCCAGGTCAGTGGCGCGGCGCCGAACACCGCCCGTAGCGAGCGCACTGCACGCTGGTTCTCCACCTGAGTGCGCACCGCCTTCTTCGGGATCACTTCCAGTGAGTAGCGGTCGAGCAGGGCGCCAATCGTCTTGGCCTGATCGACCGACTCCAGGCGCGCAGCCCACTCCTGGTAGGCTTCGGGCAGCGTAGCGCCGAGCCGGAACTTCCTCTTGCCGTCCCATCGATCCTCGAGGCCCGTCGGCACCTGGTAAAAGACCGCGCCATGCTCGATCTTCCAGCGCGCCGGTAGCCCGACGTTCTCCTTGTTGCGCTTTCTAGGCATTCAGCCCACCCCAGTTCGGTACAAATTCTTTGGTCTTCGGTTGTCGATCTTTCCCGGCCCCGAATTCCTTTTCGACGTGCGCGCGCAGCACGGCCAGAGTGCCGTCGGCACGGTGCTTGAAGGCGATCCCCATCGAGCGTAGCATCTTCGCCTGGGCAGCCCGCTGTACGCGCTTGGTCATGCTCTTCAGTTCGTCGTCATCGAGAAACATCTGATCCATCATTTTCCCCTCGATCCTTTTTCCGATTCTGCGGCGCCGGGTAGAAGTCCGCGATAGCAGCCGATGTGAAACGCCTTCTTGGCCTGCGCGCCACCCGGCGACTGTGCACGCACGTACTGCTCGTTCTTCTGCACGGTCATGCCGCAGAAGGCGCACAGGTGATCGCGGCGCGCCGTGTGCGTGATCGACTCCAGGCTCACGGCATCGTCTCATCGGCGGCTGAGCCATTCACTGCCATGCGGGTCAGCAGCTCCTTCGCCTCATCTGGCCGATAGCGCACGATGCTTACTTCCATCTCAACTTTCTGCCCCGGCCATCTCGCAACATAGGCGCCCACTTCGCGGCACGCGTGCTGCACCGCTTCGGGGTGCTGGTCTGCTGGGTACCACGCGATGTTGCTCCAGCCCACCGCGACCACCCACAGCGGCACCCACCCGGATTCCTGTAACTGTTTCATCCGGCCTTTTGCTGCGACGATAAGCGCTTCAAGCTGCTCTTCGTCGCACTTGTCCACATAGTCTTTATGGCTCATTGCCCCTCTCCCTGGCCGCCGTCGAGCTGGGCGGCGCGCGCTGCGTCGATGATGCTCCGGGCCGTGCCCTGAACACCCTTCGGTGCGAACGTCACCCACATCCACGTCTCCTGCCGGCGCATCGCATCCAGATCGTCCATGCCGCGATGAAATATGTTCTGATCGAGCCAATCCATGCGTTCGGTATCGATCGGCGCTTCCGGTGTGCCGGGGGCGCTGGTTGCATCGACATAGCGACTTTCGACAGCGCGAGCGATAGCGCACCAGTCCCCGTTCTTCTCGTCGTAGATGCGGAGAAGTTCGGCAATCTTGTGCGGTCGAGCATCCAGCGAGCCGGGTGCTGCGGCTTGCTGGGCGGCGAGCCATCCTTCCGTCATCTCGGCTTCTTTGGACCAGCGCTGGCCACCGATCACGCGCATCGCTGCCGCTGCCTCTTTGCCGCTCTCTGCATGCTGGGCGCCACAAAGAGGCGACAAGGTGGCGGCAGGGGTGAATTCGCCTGGCTTTGCCCACAGCACGTATGCGTGCGGAACGTCTTTGCGGCTACTGTCGATCCATCGGCCGTCGATCACTCGCTCGCTGCTGATGGTGATGCCCTGTTGCGCGCGACATCGGCGCTTTCCCTCGAAGTCTACGTGGAACGCGGTGACGATCGAAGCATCCTGTTCCAGCGTCATGAGGTTGCGCATCAAGTCACCAACCGTACGAACCGGCCCCCAGTGCGGCGCTTCGCCCTCTGGCTGGGCGCGGCGAGCAAGGGCGATCAGGGCCAGCACAGCGGCAGGGTTGGCGGCAGCAGCGAAATCGGAATGCGCACTTCCGTAGCCATTGTTCACTTGGTTTGCCAGCGCTTCCAGCTTTTCCAAGTCCGGCAGTTCAGGGAATGCGGTAGGGGTGGTGGTCATGTCGCTCTCAGTATTGAATGTTCGTCGGGTCAGCACTCGCAAGCGGCGCCTTCACGGCGTTGCTGCGCACGTCGCGTGCTGTATCGGTGTAGTCCTTGATCACCCGACCCGCTTCGTCGAAATAGCGCGTCTGCCATGTTGGGTGGCAGTTGTACTTGCCCTTGCCGTACTTGAGCTGGTTCGCAAACACCACGTCGAGGTTGGCGCCGCTGTTCATTCCCTTGATGGTGCCCAGGTGGCCATCGACTTCGACTTGCATACCCAGGCGCACCCAGCCCATGCCACGGCAACGGGTCATGTCGTCAACGAAGCGCTGGCCAGCCTTCGTCAGGCGTTCGGCAACGGCGCTCACGCTGCACCGCCTTCCTGGCGCTCGCCTGGTGTAGATGCCTGATCACCGCAATCTTCGGCGGTCAGGACATAGGGCCGCACGTTCTTGACAGTCCAGAAGGTGGGAGGGGCGAACTTCGTGATCCAGCCGACGACGAGCGCTTCCAGCTCGGCCACCTGCTCATCGCTTACGTTCGGGTAGTCCTCGCCGCCGTGCTCGCCAGCGATGTCGTACGCGGCCTCGCCCATGTTCTCGATCAGCCAGTCGGTGTTGAACAGGCTCGACGGCTCAGGATGAACGGCTTCCCCAACCCATACAGTCGCCCCCGGTTGCAGCTCATGCGTATCGATCAGCTCGCCCAGCGACTGCGCGTTGAAGTCTTCTTCGTTGTGCGACCAGCACTCGATCGGCTCGGCCGGCGCCGCTGCTGGCTGTACTGGGAGTGGCGCGGCTTGTGCTGGTGGTACGAGTGCCTCCAGAAGATCGACCAGCAATCGAGCGCTGACCAATGCTTCCTCATCGTCCGCTGCCATCTCTCGCAATGCCAGCAGCGGGTCGGTCGCGCATGCGGCAGCTTGCTCATCACGGATTGCGCGCGCAGCTTGCATGACCCCATTCGGCATCGCTACCTGGCCGGCTGGTAATTCGACCGGCGCGGCGAACAGCTTGGTGCCGACGCGCGGCATGTTGTCGCGATCGAACCAGGTCACAGCCGGCTGGCCGTCGACGTAGCCTTTGAACTCGGCCACTGGCGCGCGTGTGCCGGCCGGCGCCTCGACCACCAGCACGCGCTCGTGCTTTTCAGGTGCGTGGCTGAAGGTGCAGCCGGCCGGGCCGACGGTGCCGTGGTTCTCGCTGGTCATGCAAAGCGACCAGGTGCGGTGGAGTGCGTGTTCCATCAGTCTTCCTCTCGATCTCGGTAGGCTCGGCGCGGTGTTGCCTTTGCCAGTTTGTTTTCGGCCCGCACGCGGTGTGCTTGCTCGAGCATGTGCGCTGCTTGTGCGACTTCCAGCTGGCGGAACAGGTCGCGCGCCATCTGCTCGTCGCTCTGGTAAGTGATGCGCAGTTGTTCGAAGGTCAAAGCGTCCACCCGTGGGTGATCGCCCAGACGCACGCGGCGCAATACAGCACGACGATCGTGCACTTCCACTTGATGGCCCGCAGGCGGTGCTCGTTCATGGCATCCCCTCCAGCGCGGCCAGCGCGCGGCGCAGCTGGCCGCCGATAACGTCACGGTCGCGGCGCGCCTGGGCGATGGTGGTCACCGCAGTACTCACTGTCGCAGCCGGCGCGCGCAGCAGGTCATCGATCGGCACGAGGGACAGCGCGCGCACCGCGTAGATGTCCGGGGATGCCTTGATCAAGTTCAGCTCGTCCATCGATACGATGTCGCTCCAGCGGCGATCGCACCAGGACAGCGCGCGGTACTGGTAGACGACGCCGGCCGGCGCGAGCGGCGCTGATTCTTGCGTGGTGTCGGTCATGGACATTTGGTCGGTTCCTGTGGCCGCGCTGCGGCGTGAGCTTTTTCGATCGCTACCTCGCGCTGGTAGCGGCTGGACTGCGTGTTGATGCGCGCCTGCCGGATGGCTGCGCGGTCGGCCGGCGTCAGGCCCAGCTCGTCGGCGGTCAGCGCGCGGGTGCGCTTCTTCGTGGCCATGGTCAGCCCTGAGCCATCACGGTGACGCCCAGGGCGCCATCGTCATACGCTGCATCGATCAGCGCATCACGGTCGCCGATGGCGGTGTAGGTGGTGCTGCCGGCGCTGGTGCGGGCGGTGATGCGGAAGGTCATGGAAGTCTCCTGGGCTGATGGTTTCATCGCCAAAGCCCGGTCGAGCCGGGCAATGGGTGGTGCTGGTAGTCGCCAGCGTCAGGCTGGTTTCACCAGGGAGGGGCGGGTCTTGAAGTTCGGCGTGCCGTCTGCCGGCTTGATCTCGGCCCAGTCGCCCTTGGTGGTCGAGTGAAGGCTGATGAACGTGCCGGCGCGCGCGACGCCACGGATCGTGGATGCCAGGACAGGTTGGTTTTTCTTGAAGCTCATGGATTGCCTTTCGGTTTGTGGGTTGCCCTGGCGCCGGGCCGGCGGCTCGTCTTCGAGCGGGTAGGGTTGAGCGCGGCAGCTTCGTCGCGCTTCTCGGTCAGCATCTGGATTGCAGCCCGGGTGATCGCCGCCATCGTGGCCGCCGCGACGTCCGGGTGCATCCCGTAGTACTCGGTCACGGCGCGCCGGCTGCTGCCGTACGACGCCGACACGCAATGCTCGTCGTGGTCGTGCTTCACATTCAGGCCACGCTTCACGCACAGCTCGCCGGCGTCGCGCGGGTTGCGGCGATAGCGGGGCAGGTCGGCGCTGTGCAGGCCGCCATACATTCCCAGCGGCGCGCCGCGTGGAGCGACCTGGTGCACCGGCACGTCGCGCCAGATGGTCGTAGGCTTCTTGCCGCTCTGGTTCCGGTCGAGCTTGGCCAGCACGATCTCTTCGTCGATCGCCTGGCTCAGGTACTCGGTGTCGTACTGCTGGGTCATGCGAAGGTCCATCCCGACGTCAGTGCCATGGCGCTGTACTCGGCAGCGCGTTGCTGTTCCGTCCGGTAGCGCATTGGCCCAGCCGGCAGCGAGCGGCGACCGAGCTCGTTGCAGATCTCCAGGCGGCGCGGGCAGCCGATGGATGCCACCAGGCCAGCACACTGCAGTTCGGTAGTTTTGCGTTTCATGATCTTCTCCAGTCGTGCCGCTCGGCGGCTGTCTTGTTGGTGTGGCGGCTGCCAGGCCTCGTAAATCTAGAAGCGACGCAGAACGCTTGATTCCTGCCAGCTACCACACAGCGCGACTCGGTCCCTTGAAATACCGATGATTAAGTCGAGTGTTTCCCAAGCCGCGCTGTGTGGTGACTCCGTGCCGCAAGGACACTGCAACGAGTAAATCAAGTATAGGGTTCTAAACAATCTCTAGTCAAGTGTTCTAAACTTTATAGGCGAAAAAATACCCGCGCTGGGCGGGGCAGGGGACTGGGGACCTAGATCCCCTTGCTGCTCGCTATAAAGGGCGGATCTTGCCGACAGCTGTTAAATCTGATCGCTTTCCTTGCGCACCACCTTGCCGATGACCAGGCAATCGCCGTTATTGCACAGCTTGCGGTGGTACTTGCGCTGGTCGGAATTGTCTGAAGTTAGCCACCATTGGCCCGCATCACGTGAGAGGCGCTTCACGACTGCCTCGCCCTCGTAGTTGAACGCGTAGACCGCACCATCGACCAACTGCTTATCTGCCACGTTGATGACCACAATGTCACCGTCGTGCAGCGTCGTTTCCATGCTGTCGCCGCAGACAGTAATAGCGTAGAGGTATTCCGGGTTGTACCTGTGTCGTTCGACCCAAGAGCTGCGCATGCCGATCGTGCCGCCGTCACGGCGTTCGGGCTCAGTCGCAAATCCTGTGATGCCGGCCGACAGCTTGAGTTTTACCAGCGGGATCTTCACGAACTCAGGATCATCGCCGGCGGCAGCGCGCACGGGCGTCAAGTTCTTCACGGCGTTCATCGGCGCATCGAGTGGGTCGCCATCACCTGTCATCAGCCAGATGTGCGATATACCCAGCTCCTGCTCGATGTTCAGCGCGTAGCGGATATCAATCGACTTGATTTTTCCTGCAAGCCATTGGTTTACAACGCTCTTCGACGCACCGGACGCTTTCACAAGGCCTGTCTGGCCACGGTCACCCTCGAGGTCGGGCCGCAGTTGGTGGATGTGGTCTAGACGTTCTGATAAAAGTTTCATGTTAAGGATTCTAAACTTTAAAGAGTTTAGAGTGCTTGACTGTATCTGGTTTAGAGTTCTATACTCGCTGCACGAACCTAACCTTTTGGAATCTTGCACATGACCACTTCCACCGACGAAGCCCGCCACGTGATCGAGCAACTGGGCGGCAACGCTAAGACCGCACTGCTCTGCGAAGTCACCCCGAGCGCTGTCTCCCAGTGGCTTACGAACGGCATCCCGCGCGCGCAACGTAAGTATCTGGAGGCCGTACGCCCCGACGCCTTCCCCGCGGGCGCAGTGGTCAGGCGCCGTCGCGCTAGTCGTAAGTGAGATTGAAGTTTCCATAACTGCATTGTCGCGCTCAAAAACTTTCCACGCACCATTTGTTTGCAGGAACATCACATGAACTACAAAGACGCCTTTTACAAGACCGTGCACGACACCCCTGGCGGCTGTGAGGCGCTGGCCGTGCGCATGAGCTACACGGCTGGCCTGCTGCGCAACAAGGCCAACCCGAACAGCACGACAAACGTGCTGACGATGGATGATGCATCGCGGGTGATGGAGCTGACCGCCGATTACGAGGTGCTGCACGCACTGGCGCGCCAGCACGGCTTCGTGTGCACGAAGATCGACGCGCAGCCGGCGAGCGACATGGCGGTGCTGGAATCGGTCACGGACATCTGGCAGAGCTTGGGCCAGGTCGGTACCCAAGTGCACACCGCGCTGGCCGACGGCCGCATCGACAGCGACGAAGTGCGCCACATCGAGAAGGCGATCTTCGTTTCGATCCGCCCGATGATGGAGCTGCTGGCGCGCCTGAATGGGATGGCCGAAAAATGAGCACCTACCTCGTCCCCACCTCCCGCCTGCCGAAGGCGCTGCTCGAATATCTGGCGTTGGGCCCGGCCACGACCGATGAGCTGTGCGCGCACACCGGCTATTCGTCCTCGGCGATCCGCTACCGGATGAATGGCCTGGAAGAGGCTGGCCTGGCGCATCACTTCAAATTTACCTACACGATGGCGCGCGGCACCTATTTCGTCTGGCACCTCGGCCCACGCTCCGAAGGCGCAGCAGCCAATTCTACGGCTCTCCCGTACCCGCCGAACAAGATCCCGCTGGTGATCCGCCGCGACCCCCTGGTGGCCGCATTCTTCGGCCCAGCAGCGCCGCGGCAAAGTGCACCGTGCTGCACCCGCTGCCACATGGAGCAGGGCGGTGGGCACCAGGCCGGCTGCATCGTCGCGATGGTGGCGGCATGAAAGGCTACGTCAGCATCCACAAGTGGCTGGGCCGTTGCGGCGAACCTATGTCGCCCGAGAACATGCAGTTCACCACCAGGCCGGCCAAGAGCTGCCGCGGCTGCCTGTTCCAAGGCCAGCACTCGGCGGTCTGCGATCGCGCCTGCGACGTTGCACAGCTCGCTGAGCTGGAGCACTGCACGCGCGGATTCATCTACGTCGAGAAGCCGGTCGACAACCGCCAGCTCTCGATCATCCAGGGGACGCACTGATGGCCAATGGTATCGACTGGTTCCGCTGGCACCACGGCAGCGTCAACGATCCGAAGTTCGGCCTGGTGGCCCGGAAGGCTGCTGCGCGTGTCGGTGACGTGATCGCCGTGTGGGCACTGATCCTCGAGCAGGCCAGCGCGAACACCGAGCGCGGCCTGTTCGGTGCGATCGACTGCGAAGCGACCGACTTCCTTCTCGGCGCCGACGACGGCACCACCGCACGCATCCTGGAAGCGATGCAGGGCCGCGCGCTGGTCGATGGCGAACGTGTCACCCGGTGGGAAGAGCGTCAGCCGAAGCGCGAGCGCGTGGACAACACGGCCGCCGAGCGCAAGCGTCAACAGCGTGAGCGTGACAGTGCAAACACTGGTTCTGATCCTGGCGTCACGTCAGGTCACGCCATGTCACGCCAAGTCACGCCTAGAGAAGAGGAGAGAAGAGAAGAGAAGAACAACGACGACAGCGCGAGCGCTGCGGCTGTCGCCGGTGTCGTCGTCGTCGACCCTGATCCTGCTGAACCCGACCACCCACGAGCCGCCGCAATGCCGCCTCGCGAAGACCCGTCGGAGAGCACCGACCCTGCTGTCGTCCTGTCGGTGGCTCTGCGCAAGCTGGGCGTCAACGCGACGTTCACGCACCCGACGGTGCAGGACTGGTCGACCCGGAAGGTTCCGATGACGGTGCTGCATGCCGCAGTCGCCACGGCGCGCGAGCAGAAGGGCCCGGACGCCAGGATCCCACCGAACTACCTCGTTCGCATCGTCGAGGACTTGCTCAACCCGCCACCGGCAGCGCAAGCGTACGGCAAGCCGGTCGCCGCGCCGATCCAAATCCGCAAGCCGCAGGGCAACGACCCGAAGGGCACGGATGAAAGCTATGCCGAATACCAGAAGCGAATGGACGCCTACGAGGCCGCGCGCCGGAAGGCCCTGAACCCATGACCACGAACACCACCGGAGGCAACATGCTGACCCTGCAAAGCCCTGGCGCTGCCGAAGCGACGATGTCGAGCCGCGAGATCGCCGAAATCTGCGAAGCGCGCCACAACGACGTCATCGCGACCATCGAGCGCCTGATCAACGAAGAGGTTTTACGACTTGGTCGTAATACTGCCCGCGCGCACCAGGCCGACGGCGGTGGGCGCCCGACGATGGTCTACGACCTGACGAAGCGCGACTGCCTGGTTGTGATCTCGGGCTACAGCGCCGCGCTGCGCGCCAAGATCATCGACCGCTGGATGGCGCTGGAAGCCGCGGCGCCAGTGCTGGCCCTGCCGCAATCGTTCGCCGACGCGCTGCGCCTGGCCGCCGACCAGCAGGACGTGATCGCCGCCCAGGCCGAGCAGCTGGCCGCCGCCGCGCCGGCCGTGGAGTTCGTCGAGCGCTACGCCGACGCGACTGGCACGAAGACGTTCCGCGAAGTGGCCAAGCTGCTGCGCGCGAACGAGAGCGCATTCCGCGAATTCCTGCTCGACCAGAAGGTCATGTATCGGCTGAACGGCGCGCTGACGCCGCACGCTCACCACATGGACGCCGGCCGCTTCTGCGTCAAAGCCGGTACCGCCCAGAACAACCACGCATTCAACTCGGCGCGCTTCACTCCGAAGGGCGTGACCTGGATTGCCGGCGAGTGGGCAAAGCACCAAGTGGCGCTGCGCCAGCGCGCCGGCGCCGAGGTGGCGTCGTGCTGACGCTAACCATCAAGGTGGGAGTCTTGGCGCACTCGTTGCAATCCAAGCGAAAGGCCTGTCTTTTTGGCGAACTCTTCAGAGATGAAGGCTTGAGTCCGGACTGCGTACGGCCGCACGACTTCTTTGGGAACGTCGGGCACCCCGCTGATTCGCTCAATCGAGTATGCCGGCCAAAATTCGCCCGTAGGAGTGAATGCAGACAGCCCGTAAATACGATACTCGCCTTCATCCCAGATGTGGGACGACTTGGAATTTTCCACTGTGCTCATGACAACTCTCTATGCGAATTCGATGACGGATGCTACGGGTCATGTCTCCAAATGTCACTGGAACGCATATTTACATCGGGTCATGTTGGGTTCAATTCTCTCAACACGCGTTTCCAGTGGGCGAAGCCGTCATGACCGCCGCCCACGACCCCTGCGCCATGTGCGCGAACTTCACTGTGCCCACCAACGGCGCGCCGACCGGCGAGTGCAGTGCCTGGGGCGAGCAAAAGCCCTGGGACGGCCAGATCGGCGTGCTGTTCAAGGAAGCGCGCGACCGGGCGCCGCGTGCGCGGTATGTGGCGCAGCAGCAGGCCAACATCGAAAAACAGAAAGAGACAGCATGAAGCGCGATTTGATGACGATGGAGCTGGACCTGGGCGACCGCCAGGAGGGCATGGGCGGCCTGCCGGTCAAAGTGATCGACCTGATCGCACGCGGCGCCCTGTTCGTGGTGAATCACAGCGGCGGCAAGGACAGCCAGGCCATGTACCTGTTGCTGCGCCAGCACGTGCCGGCGGCCCAGCTGGTGATCGTTCACGCCGACCTGGGCCCGGTCGAGTGGGCAGGCGCGGTCGAGCACATCACCGCGACCACCGCTGGCGAGCCGCTGCACGTGTGCCGTGCCCGCCGCACGCTGCTCCAAATGATAGAAGAGCGGGGCATGTTCCCATCGCCGCAGCAGCGGCAGTGCACGTCGGACTTGAAGCGTGGGCCGATCGAGCGGACGATCCGCGCCATCACGCGCGAGCGCCAGGCGCTGGGCCTCGAGGCATGGGGTCTTGTCGTCAACTGCATGGGCATGCGCGCCGAAGAATCCCCGGGCCGCAAAAAGCTCACATCGTTCAAGCATTCGGCCAGCAACAGTAAGGCGGGCCGCGAGTGGTACGACTGGCTGCCAATCCACAGCTGGTCTGAGGTGGAAGTGTTCGCCGCTATCGCCGCCGCCGGCCAACGCCCGCACGTCATCTACAGCCTGGGCATGACCAGGTTCAGCTGCTGCTTCTGCATCATGGCGAGCGAGCAGGACCTTCGCACGGCGGCGCGACTGGCAACCGCGCGACCAGAACTACTCAATGACCCTGGGCTCTACAGCAAGTACGTCGGCCTGGAGCGCGCCACTGGCCAGGTGATGCTGATGCCGAAAAACGGCGTGCGCCGCTCGCTCGACCAGGTGACCGGAGTGCCAGCATGATCCGCTCCCCCATCGCCCGCACTGGCACCCTCAAGCCCGCGCGCACCCGCAAGTGCGCCGTCAAGGGCTGCAGCAACCGCTTCCAGCCGCGAAACATGACGCACAAGGTCTGCGGCCCGGACTGCGGTGCCGTGTTCGCCGTGGCCGAGCGGCAGCGCCTGGACGCCAAGCAGACCCGCGAGGCCAAGGCCAAGCTGAAGACGCGCACTGAGCACTTGGCTGACGCGCAGGCCGTGTTCAACCGGTACATCAGGATGCGCGACGAGGCGCTGCCTTGCATCAGCTGCGGCCGGCACCACACGGGCGCGTGGGACGCCGGCCACTACCGGTCGGTCGGCGCCCAGCCGGCGCTGCGCTTCCACGAGGACAACACGCACCGACAGTGCGTGCCCTGCAACCAGCACAAGGGCGGCAACGCCGTTGAGTACCGCATCGGCCTGCGCACGCGCATCGGCGATGAGCGACTTGAATTTCTGGAGCGCGAGCACCCGCCGGCGAAATACACGATCGAGGACGCCAAGCGTATCAAGGACGAATATGCGGCCAAGCTTAAGCAGATGAAGAGGGAGCCTTAACGGGCCATGGAAACAATCTGGCCAAGTAGGCGATAAATTGTCATGAAAGCGTATTTTGGAACGGCATCAAGGCTCGGCACAAAGCGTCGCGGAATCTCTCCGGGTCTGAATCCTTGACCACATAATCTGAAGTGCCGAGTTGCTCAGCATGAGCACGATCTTCAGGGTTCACCGACCCTGACAAAATGATTACCGGGGTAGCAGTGTTTTTAGGATCTGAGCGGAACATGGTCAGAAACTCTATGCCGCTGACTACCCTTAGCTTAAGATCAAGCAGAATTAGTGCAATTTTTTGGTCTACTGCTAAATGCCATAACGCAACACCACCGTCTACAGCGTGAACGACTTCATTATGCAAGTCGCAACGTTTTAACGCGTGGATTGTGAGTTCAGCGTCGAGGAGAGAGTCTTCGATCAACAATATCTTTTGGCTCATGCCGACATGATATCAGTTAGCAGCGAGGAGAATCTGGCATTGCGCCTGATGTAACCTGCTGAGCACTTCGAGGGCGGAAGCAATCACCCGGCAAGCTTGCTGATACTCACCGATTTGGCGCAATCAACGTGCCAGGGAAATTCGTAGCGGCACTCGCCGTTCTTCTGAAGTTGGAACCCAGCCAGGATGGCATCCAAAGCCGTCTCGTTCGTATTCAAGAGCGCGCCAGAGCGCCAGGAGAGTCGATGGGCCTCTCAAAACAGCAGTGAGGCCAGAGTAGCGAAGAGATTTCGCATGTGAGTGGACGATGTCGCACTCTGTTATTAGGATAACGGTCGCGGTTCGCAGAAAGCTTTTAAGTTCGCCGGCAAAGGACCGTCTCTCACTTAAGCGAGTAGGGGCTGAAATCAGGATTACGTCGATACCGCACATTCTGACGATGTTCAATGCTCTAGCAGATGTTGATGCAATGAACGTGGCGTAGCCAAGTAGCTTCAGCTGTATCTGAAGCGTGGATGCGCGCACCGGGTCGTCCTCGACTACGAGAGCAATTTTCATTCGGAAATGCCCTTAATTTTAGTCAACACTCAATGCTATACGAATAGTCGTAAATACGTAACCGAGCAAGGCGCTGCTTGTATGTAGGATGGGGACTACGCCAGAGCCGGATCGTCGGCGCTGCGAAAAGCGCAGGTGGTGCGCATCGTGCTGGAGCGGCGGTATTCAGAGACCCCGGAGGACCAGTGAAGGTGATGGCCACCGGCGGACATCCTGCCGGCTTCTATGTTGTAAACGTACCTCGTAAAAACAAATTCAATCCGGAAATTTCTTGTTGGCATATGCTACGCTCGCTTGGTCGTCCTTTATAGAAGAGCTAAATCATGGGGTTCGTTGACCGCTATATCACCGCATTGAGCGCATCGAGCCTGCAGGACGATGAGCGCCATTGCCAAGCAGAGCCGCTTCTTGCGTCGGCGCTGGCATCGACTTCGGCAGGCGACCTAGGCGCGCTACTGCACCGTGCGAAGTACGCCGGCACGGCGACCCAGAACATGGCTCACGCGGTCGCAATGCGCGACCTGGTCGAGAAAGCGCTGGTCCATGCAATCCGGAAGAAGGACGCGAACCGCGAGGCTGATTGCCGCCAGGCGCTGCAGGGTGATGCAATTGTGCTGGAGAGCGGAGTGTTGCTTTTGGCCCGTTTGCTAGCCCTATGGACGGCCGAAGTGATGAAGCGCGGCCGCGCGCGCCGATGGGTGCCAGAGAACACGGCATGGGATGCGGAAGCGGCGATCAAGCTGTACCGTACTGTCGCAGAGAATTCTCTGGCTTACTGGCTGAATGGCCTGTGCGATCCATGTGGTGGTACCGGAGTGGCGGAGGCGCGCGCATGCAAGTGCTGCGCCGGATCAGGCAAGGCCCCGCTGGTGATGGCGGCTGGGTTTGTCCGTGAACACACGCTGAACATGGTGAGCGAGTTGCACAGCATCGCCGATAGCCATGCGACCCGCGCCGGTGCCAAGCTGCGCGCGCTAGCGAACTGATGGGAATGAAAAAATGCTGTGTATACGCACAGCTTTTTCGTGTAAACTAAGCACCTACATTCTTCCGGCCTCGTAAAGTGCGCGAAAGCGCCACCGATAACCGGAACTCGCGACAGCACCCCAGCCTTTGGTGCTTTCGCACGTCTGAAGAAAAGCCTGAACCGTTAAACGTTCGGGCTTTTTCTATTTGCGGCCCACTCAGCAGATAGCTCTGAGGCACGCCGTCTCGCCCGCGTAAGGGCCACTAATCAATGCGGATGCAGCTGTATGGACACGAATCGTCTATCATACAAGCCGCGGGTGAGAGCCCCGCCGTCTGCCCCCTTTCCAGTCCTGTGCCAACAGGACCTTCGCCGCCCCTCGCATCCATGCGCCGGGGCGGTTTTTTTTCGAGGTACGCATGAGCGTCGAGTCCGAAATCATTTGGATGCGCGTGCTCGTGCAGTTCGCGCGCGAGCACCTCGCCATCTTGGGTAAACGATGAGCATGCCTGTCGAGGTCTACCGCGACCAGATCATTCGAGCTGTCACCGGCAACCAGCCGGCGATGGTATTCCGCGTGGTCGATGAGACTGCGCTCCGGCGTCTGTCCGATCGGCTTGCCGAGTCCGAGCGCGCGCATGCGCTGCTTCGTGCCAAGGGCTACGGCGGGACCGGGCTGCTGCTTGATGAGCTGGCCGCCCTGGTGCCCGACAAGCCATGAAGCTGACTGCCCTCAAGTCCCGGCTACAGACGGCAGCGCCGCGCGTCGCCACCCTGGCCGCACGCCCTGGTGTCGTGGTCGAGCGCAAGCGCGGCTATGGCGGTGTGCTGGACCGCCGCCGCATCCGGGCGCGTGACTGCGATCTGTGCCAGGAGTGTAAGCGGCAGGGCCGCACCACCATCGGCTACCCGGTCGACCACATCATCGCGCTAGCCGACGGCGGCACCGATGACGACGACAACAAGGAAACGCTGTGCGTGCCGTGCCACGACGCGAAGTCGGCACGCGAGGCACGCGCCCGCGCGCGGGGCTGACCCTCATTGCCCCGGCAGGGGGAGGGGGGGGCAAAAAGCTTGGAATCATCTATTGTCAGACACCGACTAGTTCCGCACGCGCAGATAAAAGTCCCCTTGGAGGAAATTGTTAATGGCTTTAACAGGCAAAAAGCGAGCCTTCGCCGATGCCGTTTTGGCCGGGCTCTCCAATAAGGAAGCGGCTATTCGTGCCGGTTTCAGTGAAAAAACCGCATCGGCTGCCGGGTCTCGAAATGTTAAAGACCCGGATGTTAAAGCCTACCTCGATCAGCGGCGTCAGGCGCCTGCAACCGCCGGCGCCAGAGTGCCGCCGGCGCCGGGCCCGGCCGATGAAGCGTTCGATATTCCCCCAACGGCTGACCCTGTCGAATTTCTCACAAAGGTCATGAACGAGCCGGCGGCCGATCTACGTCTGCGGATCGACGCAGCCAAGGCAATGCTGCCGTTCAAGCACAAAAAGCTGGGCGAGGGCGGCAAGAAGGACCTCAAGGATGACGCGGCCAAGGCGGCTGGCGCCGGCAAGTTCTCTGCCACCGCTCCCCCGAAACTGGTTGCCGCTGGCGGAAAGAAGGTCTAAATGCCCGAATGGACAACAGCCTGCCCTGACTGGGCGGTGCGACTGCGCGCGGGCGAATCGATCATTCCCCCGCCGATCTTTCCGGAACAGGCTGAGCATGCGCTCGCGATCTTCAAAGAACTCAAGATCGTGGACGCGCCAGGCAGCCCGACGTTCGGCGAGTCCTGCGCCGAGTGGGTCTTCGATCTGGTTCGCTGCATCTTCGGCGCCTACGATGCCGAGAGCGGCCGGCGCCTGATTGTCGAATTCTTCGTACTGTTGCCGAAGAAGAACAGCAAGAGCACCGTCGCGGCAGGGATCATGCTGACCGCGCTGATCCTAAACTGGCGGCAATCTGCTGAATTCTCGGTGCTGGCCCCGACCGTTGAGGTGGCGAACAACGCCTACACGCCGGCGCGCGACATGGTGCAGAAGGACGACGAGCTCGATGCCCTGATGCACGTACAGTCGCACGTGAAGACCATCACGCACCGGGAGAGCAACGCAATCCTCAAGGTGCTGGCGGCGGACCAGAACACGGTCGGCGGCAAGAAAGCCGTGGGCACGCTGGTCGACGAGCTACACCTGTTCGGCAAGATGCCGAGCGCGGAAAACATGTTTCGTGAGGCACTGGGCGGCCTGGCGTCGCGTCCCGAGGGTTTTGTAATCTGGCTGACAACCCAGTCGGACGAGCCGCCGGCCGGTGTGTTCAAGCAGAAGCTGGACTATGCGCGCAAGGTGCGCGATGGCGAGATCGTCGACCCTGCCTTCGTCCCGATCATCTTCGAGCATCCGCCTGAAATGGTGGCGTCGGGCGACTGCCTGCTGCTCGAAAACATGGCGATGGTGAACCCGAACATGGGGTTCTCAGTCGACCAAGCATTCTTGGAGCGCGAGTTCAGCAAAGCTGAGCTGGCTGGTGGCGAATCATTTCGCGGCATCATGGCGAAACACGCGAACGTCGAGATCGGCCTGAACCTGCGGTCCGACCGGTGGGCGGGTGCGGACTTTTGGGAAAATTCGGCAGACAAGTCGATCACGCTTGAGTCGCTATTAGAGCGCTCCGAGGTGGCCATCATCGGAATCGACGGTGGCGGACTCGATGACCTTCTGGGCCTGGCGGTGCTGGGCCGTGAACGAGACACCGGAAAGTGGCTTCTTTGGTGCCATGCCTGGGCGCACGAGATCGCGCTCGAGCGGCGGAAGGAGATTGCGCCGCGACTGCTGGATTTCCAGAAGCAAGGCGACCTCACTATCGTCAAGCGTCCGGGCGACGACGTCATGGCCGTGGCCGACTTGATCTGCCAGGTTCGCGACTCGGGCCTGCTGCCGGACGAGAAGGGCATCGCGGTTGATGCCGCCGGCATCGGCGCGATTATCGACGAGTTGATCACTGAAGAGCGTGGCATCGACTTTAGGCAAATCGTCGCCATTTCCCAGGGCTACAAACTGAATGGCGCGATCAAGGACACCGAGCGGAAGGTGGCAGGCGGCGAGTTGCTGCACGCTGGGCGCCCGATGATGGCCTGGTGCGTTGGCAACGCCCGCATCGAGGACAAGGGCAACGCGATCCTGATCACGAAGCAGGCCAGCGGCAAGGCCAAGATCGACCCACTCATGGCCACGTTCTGCGCGGTCTCGCTGATGGCCCTCAATCCCGTGGGCCACGGCAACATCAATGATTTCCTGGACGCACCCATCAGCGCATGAACCCAATCAACTCTTTCCGCCAATGGTGGGGCCGCGGCGGCGCGATCGCTGAAACGGTTGGCTCGCAGATGCCTATCCCGGGCGCTCCGCTGATTCCAGATACGGCCACGGTCGGCGTCGATGGCGCGCTGCAGATCAGTACCGTGTGGGCATGTATCGACCGGCGTGCAACCACCGTTGCAAGTTTGCCGTTCTTTGTCTACGAGCAAAAGAACGGAGAGAAGGTGCTGGCGCGATCGTCGCGGCTCTATTCGATCCTGCACGACTCGCCTAATTCGCGGATGACGCCGTTCGAATTTTGGCGCGCCATGATGATGAATCACGATCTGCGAGGGAACGCTTACGCGCGAATCGACCGCGACGACCAAGGCGAGGCCCTTGCCATGTGGCCGATGCCGGCTGACCAGGTCGAAGCCATTGTTCTTCCTGACGGCTCGATGATCTACAAGTACACGATCGGCAGCGACATCGCGATCCTGGCCGCCGAAAACGTCCTGGTCCTGAAGAACCTCGGCAACGGCACCACCGGCATGGCCAAGCTTGAATTCATGCGCGCCACGACCGACGAGGCAGCAAAGGCGCAGGGTGCGGCAGCGAAGGTCTTCGGCTCCGGCGGCAAGCCTACGGGTGTGCTAATGCTCGATAAGGTGCTGAACCCCGCGCAGCGCAAGGCGCTGCAGGAGCGGTTCGCCGAGATGGCTTCGGGCAGCACGGCCCGGCTCTATGTGCTCGAAGCGAACATGAAGTACGAGCAGCTCAGCATGTCACCTGAACAGCAGCAGCTGCTCCAAACGCGAAACTACGGCATTGCCGAACTCTGCCGGTGGCTGGACACGCCGCCTGTGCTGGTGCATCACTCCGATGTGACTGCGTGGGGCACGGGAATTTATGAAATCAAGGACGGTTTCTACACACTGGCCATTCGCCCGATGATCATCAACATCGAGCAGGCGGTCCGCAAGCGTGTGCTGACCGCGCGACAGCGCGCCACGATGACGGTCGAGTTCAGCCTCGATGCGCTTCTGCGTGGCGACCCGACAAAGCGCGCGGACATCAACGCGAAAAACGTCCAGAACGGCATCAAATCGCGAGCTGAGGTGCGGCAGCTTGAAGGTGACCCCTTCATCCCTGGCACCGAGATTCTCACTGCTCAAAGCAATCTGGTCCCGCTCGACATGCTGGGGAAGATTACGGCATCGGGCGGTTCCGGCACAAACATCGCTCAATAGCGAGGAAAAACATGCTGATCAAGAAAACTCTGCCGTTGGGCGAGACTGAATTCAAGTTTGCCGAGGATTCCGGCCAGTTCAAGGGCTATGCCAGCGTCTTCGGTGGCGTCGATTCGTACCAGGACACCATCCTGAAGGGCGCCTATCTCGACACGCTAAAGCAGCACGGGCTGCCGAAGATGTTCTACAACCACGTGTGGGACATGCCAATCGGCAAATACACGCTGGTCGACGAGGATTCGAAGGGCTTGTGGGTCGAGGGCGAGCTCACGCCGGGCCACAGCCGCGCGTCCGACGTGCGGGCGTCGATGCTGCACAAGACCCTCGACGGTCTGAGTGTGGGCGGCCGGCTGCGCAAGGGCGATTACAAGGACGGCAACGACGGCGGCCGCATCATCCACAAGTGGTCGCTGCTGAAGGAGATTTCGCCAGTCGTCTTCCCTGCGGATGAAAGCGCGCGGATCGATCTGGACAGTGTCAAGTTCGACGAAGAGATGGCCGTGATCGAGACCATCCGAGACTTTGAGTATTTCCTGCGGGATGCGGGGAATTTCAGTAAAGGGGCGGCACAGGCTCTGACCGCCCGCGCGAAGGCGCTGTTCACCCTGCGGGATGCAGGCGACATCGACGAAGCGAAGCGTGCCGAAGGCGAGATCATCGCCCGCATCACGCGAATCTGCCAATAACCCCCGCATCAGCAACCAATCAAGCCGCCTGAAGCGGCTTTTTTTACGTCCAAAGGAATCAAATGTCCGACGCAATTCTGAAAGCCCTCGACTCGGTCGAGACCAAACTGAACGCGATGTCGACCAAAGCCGACGCCGAAATGAAGGATCTCGGCAAGATCTCGTCCGAAACCAAGACCGCGATCGACAATCTCGGCATCGAGCAGCGCACGCTGGCCGACCGTCTGCTCCAGCTCGAGCAAAAAGGCTCCGCTCAGCAGGATGACGTGCCTAAGGGCGAGTCGTGGGGCGAGCAGTTCGTCAAGGCCTCTGGCTACGCGGACTTCACGGGCAAGGGCGCCCAGCGCGGCTCGTTCGGCATGGAAGTGAAGAATACGGTCACCAACGCCATCGCCAACACCTTCAGTGAACGCCGCCCTGGCATCGTCGAAGGCGCATTCCGTGTCTTCACGATCGAAGAACTGCTGGTCAACATCCCGACGTCGGCGAACGCGATCGACTGGATCCGCGAAAACGTCTTCATCAACAACGCTGCTGAGACGCCTGAAGGCGGCCAGCTGCCTCAGTCGAGCATCACCTTCACGCCTGGCACCATGCCGGTGCAGTCGGTGGGCCACTTCCTGAAGATCACCCGCCAGCTCGCGATGGACAACGCCGCCCTGGCCGCGTACATCAACCGCCGCATGATCTACGGTGTGAACCTGAAGGTCGAGAACCAGCTGGTCGGCGGCAACGGGACGGCGCCAAACCTGAGCGGCCTGACCAATGCCGGCAACTTCACCGCGCACGGCTACACCGCCGCGTCGATGACCGCTCTCGGCCTGTCGCCAAGCAATCGCCTCGACCTGATCGGCAAGATGATCGGCGACTGTGCATCGGCAGATTACCAAGCCGACGTCGTGATTCTGAATACGGCTGACTGGTGGACCATGCGCCTGGCGAAGGATGGCCAAGGTCGCTACCTTCTGGGCGATCCAGCGTCGAACGTCGTGCCGACCTTGTTCGGTCGCCCTGTTGTGGCCAGCAACGCCATGGTCGCTGGCAAGGTCTGGGTCGGCTCGCTGTCGCAGGCGGCAACGCTGCACACCCGCGAAGGCATCGCTCTCGACCTGTCGGATTCGGACGAGAACAACTTCCAGCTGCAGCTGGTCACCATCCGCGCGACCCGCCGCCTGGCGCTGACCGTCGAGAAGCCAGTCGCAGCCCGCTACGGCGATCTGGTGCTCGCATAACCAACGGGGCCGGCCTCGTGCCGGCCTCCACCAGGAGAGCGCAATGATCGAAGTCGAAATTCTTGGCATCGTGGTCACCCACCAGTACGGCACGCTCAATACAGGCGATGTGCTCCGCACAGACCCGGAGTTCGCGCGCCACCTCGTGGAAGACTGCGGAGCCGCGAAGTACCGCGATGCATCGCAGCCAGCGGAAGCATCGCAAGACGTGCCGGCCGATGCCGGTGAAACGCCGAGCCTGGCCAAAACGCCGCGCGCCAAGAAGTAACCAGGGACCGTGATGACCCATCTGCACATGGCCCGCGAGGTCTCGACGATCCGCGCGTACTCCGAGCCTGGCGGCTACGAGGCGCGCCGGCCGTATGACGGAATCATCACGGTCACCCACCTGACAAGCAGCACCGTGTATGTGCACGGCGCCGTCGGCAAGATCGACCGCGCGACGCATGCGCGCGCACTGAACATGCTCCGCGAACTCGGCGTCACCACGGTGATGTACGAGCGGCGCGGGCAGATGAAAATCATCAAACTGGATAAAGAGGCCGAATCCGCATGACCGTCAAAACCGCACGCGCATCCGGCAACCAGTACTTCTCGGCACCTGATCACGACAGTTTCACCATTCCCGCTGGCGATTTCACGATCGGTTTTATTCTCGGCGTCGACGGTGCAGTTACCGGTGATCCTCAGTACCTGGTGTCGAATGGTGGTTTTGGGGGATCAGGTTCTTTCAATATCACCTTCGAACCTGCTAACGGCCGCATCAAGATTTGGAGCGGAACAAACACCGATACTGGCAATCCTACGCTGGCGGGCACGGTCATCCTGGCGGCGGGTGAAATATGGGCTTATTTTGTTGAGCGCTCAGGTTCGGTCTTGAGTCTGCAACGATTCCCGATTTTAAAGACTGCTCCGGTCGATGGGTCTGCGATGCAGACCGATACGACAGTAGCACTCAGCAGCGCTTTGTCATTCAACAGCACTGCCGGAATGTACATCGGCAGTCGTTCGGACAAGAGCGCCGCGCGCATGTCCGACCAGTCGCTAGGCCGCGTGTTCGTCATGGCTGGCGTGTTGACGCCATTGGAAAAGGCACGGCTCGCATTTGGCGAGGACGTCATCGCGCAGCTCGAAAAAACGGTCAATTGGTACGTCCGGCTTGATACCGTCGACGACTTCGCGGACCGTGGGCCATCGGCAAACGTCTTTACAAAGTCCGGCACGCCGACGACCAGCTCTGTGCAGCCGGCGTTCGGCTATGGCACAACGACCGTCGAGCCGACGCCTAGTGAAGTTACGCTCGTCGCGCCGACTGCAGAACGCATCTATCAGCGCATTGGTAGCTCAGCGGCAATTGCAATCTCCGGTACGCACAGCGGCACCGCGCCTACAAGCATTGAATACCAGCTTTATGCGGAAGACGATGTAGCCGTCGTCAAGTCGTGGACTGCCATGACGGCCACTATTGGCGCAAGCGCCTGGTCGGCGTCGCCGGCGGTTCCTGCTGGCGGCATGTACAAAATGAGGGTGCGCACAAAAAGTGGCGCGACGGTTTTGGCCGTATCTGCGATTGCAGCAAGCACGTTCGGCGTGGGCGACTTATTCGCGTGGACTGGCTCTAGCACTCCCGAGGGCTGCTTCACTTCGCTGTCTGGGACAGGGTTCACGCCTCGCCCCGATGTCCGTGTGTACGCCGGTTCGTGGGCCAAATTTACTGGGACTGGTTCCGCGATCCTCACAGCAAACGCGCTAGCAGAAGCGGCCGGCATTCCAATTGGATTCTTGCACTGCGGCGTCGGGGGCACAACACTTGCTGGTGACTGGCTTAACACCTCAAGTGGGGTATGGTCGAAGCTTTCCAGCTACATAACGGCTACCGGGGCGAAACTGGCCGGTGCAGTCGTATCGGTAGGCTCCAATGATGCGGCGAATCAGCTCGTTGTAGATGCTGCGGGGCACCTGGCCAACCTGCAAGAACTGCTTCTCCGCATCCGCAATTTGACCGGTCAAGCATCCTTGCCGATCATGATCGGCGGCTACAACCGGCGCACGAGCTACATCGGCACCTACGGCGATTTCGCACGCCGTTCCGATGCTGTGCGCATGGCCGAAAATGCCGCAGGTAACCTGGCCGGCGTGAGCCACGTTCAAGTGCTCGACCTCCCATTGAGCAGCGACGGTATTCACATGACCGCCCCCGGATTTCAGGGGCTGACCAGCCGTATTGGTGTTGTGTGGGGGCGCAGGTTGTACGGCGACGGTGTGCACATGCGCGGCCCAGCGGCGACGGCGTTCACGTTCAGCGGCGCTGACGTGTTCATTGACGTAACGCACCGCAACGGTTCGGACATAGCGCCGGCAACCGGCGGCACCGGCATCACCGTAAGCGACGCCAGCGGCACGCCGACCATCGTATCAACCGCCCGCGTGAGCGCCACCCGCTATCGCGTTACGTGCAATCGGCCGCTGGTCGCGCCGGTCGTCACGAAGGTGCTGGCAAGTGGTTCGCCCGCAAGCACCGCGCCCATCATGGACAATGGTGCCACACCGCTGCCGATGCATGTGGAGACAGCGCTTGCGACCACCGAGCCGCTTCCGGCGCAGGACGTGGTTCTCGGCTCGACGGTAGCAGAGTCCCGTAGGGTCGCATTCCCTGGCGGAACCCGGGTGGTGAAGTTCGGTACTGTGCCGAGCGTGCGCATGCCAAACGCTCCGTACCTCGAGGCAGGCAAATGGTGGAGCGAGAAGCATCCGCTCGACGAACGCTACTGGGTGGCGGACATCACGATCGACCTGGCCGAGCGCGGCACGACTGCCGTGTCCGTCGAGCCGATCGTCGCTGGCGTGACAGTGCTTCAGCTGCCTGTCATCCAGGGCAAGCTGATCCCGGTGAAGCTGGGCGGCTTTAATGCCGCCGCCAACGCGGTCAACTTTTGTACGTTCCGCGTCACGTGCGCGAACAGCGAGCGGTTCGACCGCACGATCTGGTTCAAGCAGCAGGTGGGATCGTGGTCGCTCAACAAGGATGCTGACGACGAAAGCTACTTCGTGGCCGACATCAGCAACGACCTGGCCGACAGCAATACCACTGCGGCTCAAGTGAAAGCCTTCCCAGTTGGCGTGGTGGAGCTCGTGCCGGCGGTGATCCAGGGGCCTTTGATCCTGGTGAAGCTGGGCGGCATGGACACCTTGCCGGCCGGCGTCAACTACTGCGACCTGCGCATCGACTGTGCGAACAGCGAGCGCTTCTACCGCACCATTCAATTCAACCGGGTGGACAACTGATGATCGATGCATCGCAACTGCCGAGCGTGCCGAACACCGAGCTGCTGAAGCAGCAGGATGCGGCCGCCGTCGAATACGCGCGCGCGCCGGCAGCGCCTGGCGCGCCGCACGGCGCCGGCCGGCCACCGGCAACACAAGGAACGACCCGATGAGCCTGCGACTGATCATCCCTCCCGTGGCGCTGGCAGTGTCGCTGGACGAGGCGCGCGTCACGGCGCGCCTGGACGGTACCGAGGCCGACGTCGAGCTGCGCCGCGTTATCGGGCAGCACACACGCGACGCCGAGCACGAGACGGGCCGCGCGCTGGTGCAGCAGACCTACCGGCTGACGCTCGACGCTTTTCCGCCGGCCTTCCGGCTCGAGCATCCTCCGATCCTGGCTGTCGAACACATCAAGTTCTACGACACCAACGGCGTGCGCCAGATCCTGCATCCGGACGACTACCTGGTCGACAACGAAAGCGAGCCGGGCTACATCGTGCCGGCGCCGGGCAGGGCCTGGCCGGCCACCCAGGCGCGCATCAGCGCAGTCGAGGTGCAGTACTCGTGCGGCTACGGCGTCGACGACAGCACGGTCCCCGACGAAATCAAAGGCTACATCCTGGGCAAGGTCGCCGAGCACTTCGCGCCAGCGGGGACGCCCAAGAGTGAATTCCTGGGCGGCCTGCTCGATCGCGCGCGGGTGTACGCATGATGAACGACCGCGTCACGCTGCAGCGCAGCGCCGGCAGGGACAAGATCGGGCAGCCAATCGACGCCCCGGTAGACATTGCCACCGTGTGGGCCGACGTGCTGTTCCAGTCGGGCGCCGAGGTGATGCGCGCTGGCGCTGACACGGCGATCGTCAAGTGCTCGATCCGGATCCGCGCGCGGGCAGACGTCGACACCGGCGCGCGGGTGCTTTTCAATTCGAAGGTGTACGACGTGAAGTCGGCGCTGCCGGACAACAGCGATCGGCGGTTCATGTTCCTGGTCTGCGAGTCGACACCGTGATCCGCTTCGACACATCGCAGTTGATGGCCGCCGTGCAGCAGACCGTCGACCAGGTCGCCAGTGCGATCGACGAGGACGGGCTGCGCGCTGTCGGGTTCTCTGGTGCCGAGCCGTTCCGCGACGAGGCGAAGAGCAACGCGCGCGCCCGGGCCAAGACCTACACCATCCACAACAACATTATCGTCAAGCGGCTTGAGGAAGAGTCGGATGGTGCGCGCCGCCAGGTCTACCTGGTCACGGTGCGGGCTGGCACGTATGGCGGCAGCGACGCGTTCTACTGGCGCTTCGTCGAGGGCGGTCACAAGTTCGTGCCGCGCAACAAGAAGGTCAGCAAGAAGACCGGCAAGAAAACGGGCTGGGAAGCGCACCGCCGCGCGGCCGAGCTCGAGTACGGCACGGCCAGCGCGCCGGCTTACCCGTTCATGCGACCGGCGTACGAAAGCAAGAAGCAGGTTTCCGTTGATGCGATGACGCGCACGCTGACCGAACAACTGACCAGGAACTCAACAGGATCATGACACCCGAAGAACACGTGCACAGCGCACTCAGCCACCTGGCCGGCGGGCGCATCTTCCCCGACGTCGCCGAGGTGAACACGGCCAGGCCGTACATCACCTACCAGGCGGTGGGCGGCGAGCCGATGAACTTCCTGAGCGGCGACCGTCCGGACAAGCAGCACGTGCGCATCCAGGTCAACGTCTGGAGCGAGCGCCGCATCGAGGCGTCCGAGATCGGCATGCTGGTCGAGGATGCGCTGCGCTCTGCCACCGAGCTGCAGGTCGAAGTCGCAAGCGGCCGCGTGGCCACGTACGACGAAGGCACCAATTTGCGCGGGACCATGCAGGACTTCACGCTCTACTGCTGACCCGCACCAGCTTTATCCCCAAGCCGCCCTGAGAAATCAAGGCGGCTTTTTTCTTGCCCGGCTTCCGGGCTTTACCCCTGAAAGGCCGATATGCAATTGCCAAATAACATCGCGTTCGCAGTAGCGTCCGCATTCGCCGCTGCCGTCAGCATCACCGCGATCACCAACGCCATCGAGGCTGTGGCCACCGCCACCAACACCTTCGCCACCGGCGACTTCGTCGAATACACCGGCGGCTGGAGCAAGGCCAACGGCCGCGTGTTCCGCCTGAAGGCTGCGTCCGGCACGTCGTTCACGCTGGAAGGCCTGGACACGAGCGACACCTCGCTGTTCCCTGCCGGTGCCGGAGTCGGTACCGTGCGCAAGATCACCACCTGGACTCCTGTCACCGGTGTGGTCAGTGCTGACATCTCCGGTGGCGATGGCAAAAACGTCGAAGTGCCTCTGCTGGACAGCGACATGCCGGTCATGTTGCCCGACGGCTTCACCGCAACCACCGTCACGCTGACGACCGCCGACGACAAGTCGCTGCCGCATCACGCCGCCCTGAAGAAGATCTCCGATGGCGTCGCGCTGACCTGCCTGCGCGGCATGATCCCGGGCGGCGGCGTGCTGCTGTACGCCGGCTACTGCTCGTTCAACGAGTCGCCGAGCCTGGCCAAGGGCAGTGTGATGGCGGTGAAGTCCGTCTTCTCGCTGCAGAACAAGGTCGTCCGCTACTGATCCGTGTTGCCAGCCAGTGCAGAATGGTCGGCGCTGGCCTTTTCCCAGCCCGCGGGGTAGCGCCTCGCGGGTCTTTTTTGTACCCACACCTGAAAGAAAAAATCATCATGGCAAAAGCAAAACTCACCCTGGCCGGCGAAGCAACCTTCAAGGCCTCCGTCGCTATCCCAGTCCCAGGTGGCAAGACCGCCGACGTCGAATGGGAATTCGCCTGGATGCCCCGCGACGATTTCAAGGATTTCGTCGATAACCTCAAGGGCGCCGAAGACGTCGACGCGCTGATGGACATCAGCCGCGGCTGGGATCTCGACGAACAGTTCAACAAGGCCGGCATCGAGAAGCTGACGCAGAAATACATCGGTGCTGCAAAAGCCGTTCTGGACAAGTTCATTGCCGAACTGACGGGCGCTCGCGCAAAAAACTAAGGGACGTTGCCACGGCGATGTACGAGGCCGGGCCCACCGATGCAGAGTTGGAGGTGGCCGGCCTGACTCGTGAAGACGTGACAACGTCCTGTGAAATATGGCCGCAGAACGTGCTGGCCTACAACACGTTTTACGGGCTGCGCAAGCAGTGGAATATCGCTCCGATGGGCGGCCCGATCGGGCTGAACTTCCTCGTCGCCTACAACCGGATGGACCGGATGGGGCTGACGACCGAGGAATACAACCAGCTCGACGAAGACCTGCAGGTTATGGAAGACGCGGCCTTGCAGGCGATGCGCACGGAATAATCAGCTGGACCGCCACCTACGGGTGGCCTTTTTTATGGGCGGGACATGAGCGATACTGTCAACAACGCAACAATCATGATCACCGCCGACGCGAGCGGCGTCGAGGCAGGTCTGCGCAAGGTCGATGATGCGACCGCCAAGACCGGCAAAAACCTCGACAACCTCGAGGCCAGCGCGAAGAAGACGACCGCGGCCTTGGAAGGCGTCGCCAGCACGCCAGGCATGGAGACGGCCGGCGACGGCGCCGGCGTGGCCGCCGGCCGCATGGACCGCGCGACCAAGAGCATGGCCGATTCGATCCAGCGCACGCTGGCGACAATGAATGCTGGCGTCAAAGGCTCGGCGCAGTATTACGAAGCCCTCGCGAACTCGCGCGGCCTGAACGTCAACGCCCTGCGTCCGTACTTGGATCAGCTGGACGAAATGTCGAAGAAGAGCGCGCTCGCGGCTGATGCCCAGCGCAAGCTCGACGACTCGACCAAGTTTCTGGACAGCCTGCGCTCGCGCACCGAGGGTATCGGCAAGTCTGCATCCGAGCTGGCTGCACTGCGCGCCGAGCAGCTGGGCGTCAGCGAAGCTGCTGCCGACATGATCGCCAAGCTGCGCGAGCAAGAGGCGGCAGGCGAATCTTCATTCGGCAGTCTGGCTGATCTCGCAGAGGGCGCAAAGGTCGCTTTTCTGGCTGTTGCTGCAGCTGTTGCGGCGGCGGCAGCAGCAGGTGCCGTCATGGTCGGTGATGCCCTGAATGACCTGGCTGATCTCGACGGCATGGCGCAAAAAACCGGTTCGTCGGTCGAAAGCCTTTCCAAGATCCAGAAGCTTGCTGTGGTATTCGGCGAAGATATGGGCGGTGTCGACGCTGCAATTGTGAAGTTGTCGCGCGGCATGGCGGGCTTGGACGACGACAGCAATAAAGTCCAGAAAGCGCTCAAGACGTTGGGCGTTTCATCGCGAGACGCGGCAGGCAACTTGCGTGATCCGTCCGTTGTCCTGGTTGATGCCTCCAAGAGCCTCCAGAACTATCGCGACGACGCAGGCAAAACCGCCCTGATGAACAACCTGGTCGGCAAGTCGGGGGCGGACCTCCTGCCATTCTTGAACGATCTGGCAGAAAACTATGATGGTGTCGCTGCCACCTCGGGCGAGGCCGCAGCCGCAGCCGCTGCTTTTCAAGATCAGACCGGTTTCCTGAAAATCGAAGTGAAGAGCCTCGCCACGTCAGCTGCCGTTGCATTGGCTCCGGCGCTCCGGGACGTAGCCGGCGCCTTCTCTGACGTCTTCAAGCAGCAGACTCCGATCAAGAAAGGCGAGTGGTCGTCTTGGGCCGACGATCTTGGGCTGGGCTTCGCAAAGGCGGCTGACGCGGTAGCTACATTTGCCCGGTCGACCGGCGTCGCCTGGGATGTGCTGAAAGGTGTGCGGGCAGGCTTCGCTATCGCGAATGACATTGCGCTGATCAGTCCAGCGGAGGCTGTCTACGAATCGTTCAAGGGAGGTGATGGCCTCAAGGACGTTAAGAAGTCGTATTCGGAACTGAAACAGGCTATCGCAGACGGGCGGAAAAGCGTCGAGGATTTGAATGGCGCGCCTTCCGAGCAGGTCGAAAAGGCATATCGTGCGCGCTTGGCCAATCGGACCGCGCCGGTCGTCCCGCCGAGCACGGGAGCGGGCAACAAGCCGAAGCCATCTCTGCCACGTGAGGTTGATGAAGCGGCAGGGAAAAAAGCCGCGCAAGAAGCCGCGAAAGCCGTGAAAGAATACGAGGCGCTGGTCGACCGCATCAATGGCAAGAGCGTCGGCATCGATGCTGATTTCTATAGCAACTTGAACAAGTTGTACGACGGCTACAAGGGCGGCAAGCAGTCGCTGCAGGATTACGTCGACACGGTCGAGACTTACATCGGCCAGCAGCAGTTCGTGAAGCAGGCCGAAGATGAGCGGCTGAAATCGCTCGAGAAGTACCAGAAGGCGCTCGACGGCGCGAGCACCGGCGCCGACAAGGCGACCAAGGACCTGCAGTCGCAGCGCGACGAAAACGATCAGATTGGTCTCGCGAAGGATGCTCTCGGCGAATTGAATGCAACGCGCATCGAGGGCCTGGCCTTGCGTGCGGAAGAGCGAGTTTGGGCTGCTGAGGGCCTGGACATCACCGGCGCGCTGGCGGACGAATACCGCAAGGAAGCTGCCGCGCTGCGCGAGCGGGCGCAAGCAGTGCGCGAGGGTGCCGTCAAGCAGGTTGGATTCGACGCGGCCAAGAAGGCTGGTGAAGACCTCGACAAGTTCCTCGACCCGACCAAGGCTCAAACGTTCGGGGATGCGCTCAAGGGCGCGTTCGGCGCAGCCGGCGATTCGATGACGCAGCTGGTCACCGCGCTGGACGCTTACGGCATTCGCCAGGCCGAGGTCGACAAGGCTCGCCAAGACGCGTCGGTGAAGTATGCGACCGATTCCAAGGGCCTGGCCGAAGCGAACGCCGCGATCAACTCGAAAGAGGTGAAGTCGCGCCTGAGCGGCTACGGGGACATGGCCGCTGCGGCGAAGGGCTTCTTTGCCGAGGGCAGCAAGGGGTACGGCGTGCTGACCAGCGTCGAGCGCGCGTACCGCGCCACCGAGCTGGCCATGGCGCTGTCGACCATGACGAAGAAGATTTTCTTCAAGCAGACCGAGGTGGTGGCCAACACTGCGCTGAACGCGACCAAGATCACCGGCGAAGCGGCAGCGACAGCAGCATCTACCGGTCTGGCCGCAACCGAGGCCAGCGCCTGGGGCATCACGGCGGTGGTCAAAGCTATGGCCTCGCTCCCATTCCCACTGAACCTGGCGGCCGGCGCGGCGACGCTTGCGGCCGTCTTGGCTGTGGGCGCGAGCATCATGGGCAGCGTGGGCGGCAGCAGCGTCCCACTGTCCCAGCAGCGGCAGGAAAAGCAGGGCACCGGCAGCGTGCTGGGCGACAGCTCGGCCAAGTCGGAATCGATCTCAAGCTCGATCGAAGCGATCGAAGGTGCAACGCTCCAGGGCCTGCGCATCAGCGACGGCATGCTGGCATCGCTGCGCAACATCGAGGCGGGCATCGGGCAGTTTGCATCTTTCCTGGTGCAGTCCACGGGCGTGGCCGGCGACTATGGCAAGCAGTTCGCTACCGCAGATGGGAACTTCCTCAGCAAGATCGGTAGCAGCATCTTCGGCGGCAAGAAGACGGTGGAAGATACTGGATTCACGCTGACCAAGGCGTCCTTCGAAAGCATCCTGCGCGGTGGTGTCGACGCGTCGCAGTACGCTGACATCAAGAAATCGGGCGGCTGGTTCTCGAGCTCGAAGATGAGCAGCCAGGTCGAGGGCCTGGGCGCCGAGGGCAACCGCCAGATCGCCGGCGTGCTGACCTCGCTGTACCAGACGGTGGTCGAGGCCAGCAACCTGATCGGCATCGGCGGCGATGACTTCACCGCCAATCTCAGTTCGTTCGTGGTCGACATCGGCAAGGTGAGCCTGAAGGGGCTGACCGGCGCCGAGATCCAGGAAGAGCTGTCGGCGGTCTTCTCCAAGGTCGGCGACGACCTGGCTGCATTCGGCGTCGATGGTCTGGGCCAGTTCCAGAAAGTGGGCGAGGGCTACCTCGGAACGCTGTCCCGTGTGGCGACCAACTACCAGGCCGTCACCGTGGTCACGGATTCGCTGGGCATGGCGTTCGACTCGATCGGCCTGAAGTCGGTCGGCGCGCGCGAGCGGCTGATCGACCTGGTCGGCGGTCTGGACGAGTTCACGTCGGGGGCAGACCAGTTTCTGGCTGACTTCTACACCAGCAAGGAGCGGGCCGACTCGCTGCGCACGCGCATCACGCCCACGCTCGACCAGTTCGGCATCAAGACCGGCGCCGAGGATGCGCTGCAGCAGTTCCGCAGCGTGGTCACCGGGCTGGACCTGACGACCGAAGCTGGCGCTCGCGCGTACGCCACGCTGATGCAGATCGCCCCTACGTTCAAGCAGATCGCTGACGTCGACAAGGAGGCGCTCGAGCAAGCCGCCGACCTGGCAAACGGCAAGCGTGAGCTGGAAATCCAGATCATGGAAATGCTGGGCGACAAGGCCGGCGCCCTCACGGCGACCCGGGCGATCGAACTGGCCGGCATGGACGCATCGCTGCGCCCATTGCGCGAGCGTGTGTACGCACTGGAAGACGAGGCGGACGTACTTGCAACCGTCAACTCGCTGCTGTCCATCCAGGCGCAGGTTTATGAGTTGAGCGGCGACAAGGCCGGCGCTGCTGCAGTGCTGGCGCTGCAACACGTCAACGCTCTGGCGGCGCTGGACCCGGCGCTGCGCGGCGCGACGCAGAATCTGTGGGACTTGCAGGCGGCTGCCAAGGCGGTCGACCAGGTCAAGGCCAACGCTTCGTCGCTGCTGAGTGGCGTCGACGCAGCATTCGGCGTGCTCCAGCGCGTGACCGATCGTCAGAAAAAGGCGATGCAGGATGACATTCAGATGCGGACCGAAGCGGTCAACAATCTGAAGAGCATGTCGAGCGCACTGCGCAGCTCGCTTGACGGTATGCGCTCTCCAGAACAGCAGGAGGCGGACCGGTATAGCGGTATGGCGGAAGTGCGCGCAGCGCTGGCGATCGCCAAGGCCGGCGGCCCGCTGCCGGCTGCCGACGCGTTGCAGAAGTCGCTGTCGAAGATCGGCAACGGTCCATCGACAGCGGCCTACGCCACGTACCAGGACTATCAGCGGGACCTGTTCGGCGCCCAGGGCGACTTGGCTGAATTGGCCAAGCTGACCGACGGCGCCCTGACGGTCGAAGAGAAGAACCTGAAGGTCGCTGAGGATCAAGTCAAGCAGCTCGACGCGATGCTGGCGCGCCACCAGGATCAGATCGACGTTCTGAAGGGCATCAGCACCATCGGCCTGTCGATCGAGCAGGCGATCAAGGCGCTGCAGGGTGCCATGGGAGCAGCGAACGCCAACCCGGTTGTATCGGCCGGCGCGGCGATCAACAACGCCTACCAGCAGAATCTGGGCCGTGCGCCCGATGCTGCCGGTTTCGAATGGTGGAAGAACGCTGCCGCCAGCGGCACGCCGATCGATCAGATTGTGGGCGGCATTGCCAGCTCGACGGAGGCCGATCTCCGGAAGCTGTACCAGAGTGTGCTGGGTCGGGCGCCGGATGCTGAGGGGCTGCAGTTCTGGATGCAAGCCTACGGCCCGACGATGAGCGAGGCGGAGAAAGCCGACTGGCTGAAGGCCGCGCAGAAGGACGCGTCGAGCAAGCTGCCAGGGTTTGCAGTCGGTACCAACTACGTCAAGACCGACATGCCGGCAATGATCCACGAGGGCGAGCGCATCATGCCCGCGGCTGACAACCGCGAGCTGATGCGCCGTCTGGCCAGCCCGACCCAAGACACGGCCGCGCTCGAAGCGAAGATCGAGCGTCTGGCCGAGATTGCGGACAGGCAGCAAGCCGCGCTTGATCGTATCGCTGACAGTTCAGAGGAGCACATGAAGATGTACCAGAAGAGCACCGGTGGTGGTGGCATCCAGTACGTGAAGGTGGTTGGGGCGGTGCCCGCATGAGTACCGTGAGCGCGATCGTTCCCCAGTCCATCACCACGGCAAAGCTGGTCAGCAGCAATGCGCCCGAGGCGGACTTCCCGGTCTACGACAAGACCAAGACGTACGGGGCGGGTGATCGGTGCATCAGCCCGGTCACCCACCGGATCTACGAGAGCATGAGGGCGGGCAACCTGGACAAGGATCCGACGGACATTCGGAACCGCGCTGCCACCGCGCCCTGGTGGTCGGACTTCGATCCCACCAACCGGTGGGCGATGTTCGATGGCGACGTCAGCACGCAGACCGTAGTGCCGACGTCGCTGCGTGTGGTGCTGAAGCCGGGGATATTCAACGCGGTCTACATGGCCGGGATCGACGCCGATGATGCAGTGGTCACGGTGAAGGACGCACCGGGCGGCACAGTCATCTTCACCAAGACTGTGCAGCTGGAGGAAAGCCAGCCAGCGGATTACGACGAGTATTTCTGGATGCCTTTCAGGGCGCAGAAGGATTTGCTCATCGAGGGTATTGAGCAGTATGCAAGTGCCGAGCTGGCAATCGATCTGCTGAAAGGCGGCGGCAATGTGCGGTGCGGAATGTTAGCAGTCGGTGACCTGCGCGTTGTTGGGAAAACTCTCAGCGGCGTGAAGATCAAGCCGCGATCCTATAGCTACACCGACATCGATACCTACGGGCGTCTGAAAACGGTGCGCCGGCCAGCCACGTGCGACATGTCGCTCACGGCAATCGTTGAGCGTTCCGAGGCTGATTCGATTATCGATCTCGCGAAGGACTTGCTCGACGTTTCGGCCGTTTGGATCGGCAGTAACTTGCCGGGATATCGATCGCTTCGCGTCGTTGGCCTGGCCAGTTGCTCCATGGATTACTCCGGGCAGTACTGCCGCTTCAGCTTGGACGTCACTGGCGTCATTTCGACCGTTTCTCAATAAAGGAAAACCATGGCCATCCAGCCACCTGAAATCGATGCATTCCCGCCGCCACCGCAGCGGGGCAACAAAGACACGTTCGCCGACTTGTTCGATGCCGTGATCACCTGGTTCTCGATCTCGGTGTCGAAGGTCGGGCAGGCGTGCCTGAGCGCGTACCAGAACGCGGTCGCTGCAGCCCTGTCTGCTAGCACCGCTGAGGCGGCTGCCGAGGCGGCGACATTCGCATCCAGCGCTGTGCAGTGGGTCTCCGGCACGACCTACACGAAAGGCAAAGTCGTCTGGAGCGCAGCGAACGGGCGCACTTACCGCCGCCTGATTGCCGGCGCTGGCACGACGGACCCGGCGTCCGATCGGGTAAATTGGGTGATCCTCTCGTCCGAGCCCGATCTGCTGGCTACAGCGATTGTCAGTACAACTGTAGCTAATATCGACTTCCTGAATATTTTCAACGCGGATTACGATAAATATACTGTTGAGTTGTCTAACCTGACTGGGTCTTCATCTCTGCGCATGCGGTTAGCGTTTGGTGGTGTTGTTGATTCGAGCGGTATTTACCGAATAATGGGGGGACATGATGCGATTCTCTCTTCAGCAACAGAGCTCGTTTTGATTGGCAATATTTCAACTGCTGGCGTATCCGGAACAATAGACGTCCGTGGTGTTAACCTCGGGGGAAAGGCAGTGGGTTACCGTGGTTTTTCGAACGACAACTCCGGGGTCATTGCGATTATAAAAGAGGGCGTGGCCAATAGAACTGGGGCTGCAAGTGGATTTCAGCTATTCGGCAACGTAACTACAGCCACGGTCCGAATCTTCGGTCACAGGAATTCATAATGACTATTCAAGTAATGGTAGACGGCGTCGTGCGCGACGCTACCGCTGAAGAGCTGGCCGAAATCGAAGCGCGCAGTGCTGCTGAATCAGCGCCGGCAGTCCCTCAAGAAGTGAGCATGCGCCAAGCGCGCTTGGCGCTGCTCGGGCGCGGCGTGCTGGGCCAGGTCGACGCGGCGATCGATTCGCTGCCGAGTCCGGACAGCGAGGCGGCGCGCATCGAGTGGGATTACTCGAGCGTCGTCGCCCGCAACAGCCCGCTGGTCACGATGATGGGCGCCGCGCTGGGCCTGGATGACGACGCGCTCGACGAACTGTTCATCACTGCTGCAGCGCTTTGACCCTGCGGACCTCCCGCTGACCCGCATTACCCAGCCCACCTCGGTGGGTTTTTTTACGCCCACTGAAAGTGATACATGCCCACCCCAGCCCCATCTCGTATTGTTGACCTCAAATTGCCCTTGCCCTGGCTTATCTCCGGAGCGGCGGCGTCCGCCATATTCATGGCCACGCTCGGCTGGAATTCGTCGGCCCAGTCCAGCAAGCTCGATCAGCTGATCGTGACCAACCAGAAGCTGGAGAAGCGCCTGGACGACAGGGACATCCGGCTTGATGGGATGCGGGATGCGATCTTCGCCGTGCAGCGCGTGAACGATACGAATGCGCTCCGCATCACCGCTCTCGAAAGCGCGCGCAAATGAACCTGCTGCGCCTGGCACAGTCCCTGTCGCACCTGCAAAGCCCGGAATCGAAACCGCAATTCCCTTCACAGGAAAAACCATGAACTTCATCGAAGACGCACGCGCGCAATTCCCGAAACTCTGGTCGGTACGCTTCGCGCTGCTGGCCGCCATCGCCTCGGCCATCGAGGCCGGCATGCACCTGTACGCCAGTGGCACCGCGCCGATCCTGGTGGTGGCCGCCGGCCTTACCTCGCTCGGCGCCGCGATCGCGCGCGTCGTGGCACAACCGTCGGTGACCGGCAATGGTTAAGGGCGCAACCATCCAGCGGCCCGGCGGCTTGGCTGCGCTGGTCGGCGCCATCGCTGCGGCCGCACTGTTCACATTCACTCCACCGTTCGAGGGCACCAAGCTCACCACCTACCGCGACATCGCAGGTGTGCTCACGTACTGCACCGGCGCCACCGAGAACGCGGCCTGGGGCAAGACGTACACGCCCGCGCAGTGCCGCGCGCAGCTCGACCGCGACCTCGAGCGGCACGCCGCCGGCATCGCCATGTGCATCCCGCTGGCGCGCCTGACCAATGGCCAGAAGGTGGCCTTCGTCGACGTCGCCTACAACATCGGCGTGAGCGGCTTCTGCGGATCGAGCATAGCGCGGCGCACGAACGCTGGCGATATGGTCGGCGCCTGTAATGCGCTGCTCATGTGGAACAAGGTTGGCGGCAAGGAGGTGCGCGGCCTCACGCGCCGGCGCCAGGCCGAGCGCGATCTGTGCTTGAGGGGGCTGCCATGATCCCGGTCCAGTACCGCGCGCTCGCCGCCGGCCTGGGCCTGCTGCTGGCGATGACGCTGGCCGGCGCCGCCGGCTGGTTCACGAACGGCTGGCGGCACGAAGCCGAGCTCGCCGAGCTGCAGCGCGCGCACGCGGAAACCATGCGCAGCCAGTCGGAGCTGGCGCTGACCACGCTGCAGGCCGATGCCGCGCGCATCACCACGGCGGCCACCGAGTTCGCCGCCATTCAATCCACCCTGGCGCCGCGCATGTCGGCGCTCACCAAGGAGCTGCGCAATGCGAAACCTCTGCCTGCTGGTTGCGTGCCTGATGCTGACCGCGTGCGCAACCTCGACGCCGCAATCGAAGCCGCCAACAAAAGCATCCCTCGATAGTGCACTGGCGGAGCCGTGCCCGGTAGTTAAGCGTCCGGCCGCGCCCGACTACGACGCGTGGCAGGAATGGATGAACGAGTTGCTCGGCCAGTACGCTACGTGCGCGGCGCGCCACGCGAAGACGGTGCAGGCCTGGCCGAAGTAGGGCTCTAGTTCTCGATCTCGCCCGCAACGCGAGTGATGGCCCGGCGCGTTGCTGCGCCGGCGTCGTCGCCGTGCGGCTCGTTTGCCAATTTCCGATCGGAAGTCATCGCCGAGGTGTCATGCTCATGTATGTAAATCTCAAGTCGAAGTCGCACGGCTAGGTCGAGCGCGTCGCCGTTAAACATGAGCGGGTTCCAGCTGTGTATGACCGAGCCGTCGGCGAAGTGCAAGTTGACAAAGCCTTCGCCAACGACCACAGCAAAGCGCACCGCGCCGATCGCGTGCGCCGCACGCTGCAGCAGTATCAGGTCGGACTCCAGAACATCTACCCTGGGCTGCCCTGGTAGCTCTTCCATGTCGCCATCGATCTCGTTGTCCATCATCATCCTTAGTAAGGTTTGATCGGTGCAGCCCCGCGGCGTCGCTGCCCTCCATCACTTAGAACGCGCTGCACCACGTGCAGAGGCGTCGCCGGCTGTAGAACGCGCAAGCCAACATCGAGGCCGAACACGGCCGCAACATTTGCTGCCAGATCGACATAGGTCGCAGTGAGATGATCTGTTCGTCTCTCCATGCGCCAAGTATGGCAGGGGAAGCCGCCGGCGCTTGATGAGAGGCAAAATTAGGCAGGCTGCATGCCACAGCTGCTAAACTGTATGGATGAACAGTATTCCAGCCACGCGGTTCAAGCGCGCGCTTACGAAGGACGATCTGAAGGCAATTCAGGATCGCAACCCTGGCTCGCCTGACATGCGCGCGCTGCTGTGGGAGGTAGCGCGGTTGCGTGCGGTGGCGCTCCGGACGCACGACTACTTCCGCCAAGGCTCGTCGTCGACGGCACTCATCCTGGCCGACTCGCTGCGCACGATGCTCGAAGACGAGCCAGTGATTCAAGAGCAGTCGCGCCTGAAGGACTGA